GCCGTGGCTCAGGCCAACGCGCCGCAACCTGAAGTGGAGACTGAATAATGGCTATCATCGACTACGGCGTCAAAAGCCCGAACCTCACGCTCGACGTTGAGATGGAGCTGTCCGACGCGGACAGCGAGCGCGTCGTCACGTACCTGATGGCCGCAACGCCCTACGGAACGGTGACCGAGAACGTCATCACCGACATCCCGAACCCGGCCTACAGCCCCGACCAGCCCGATCCGAACGATCCGCCGGAGTTTATCCAGCAACAGGCTTGGGTCAGCCGCCCCGCTACGCCGGAGGAGGCAGTTGCGGCTTACGCCGAGGCCGTCATGAACGACATCCTCAATCAAGCGTTCGCGTGGGATCAGTCTCAGGCCGCTGCCGCTGCCGCTGCCGCCGTGCCGCCGATCACGCCGATCAGCCCGCCCATGCCCGTGCCGCCCGTGCTTGACGTTGTCGCACCCGCCCGAGTCAAGGTCTGACATTTGACAACAACCCGTTGTCTTATATAGTGTTGCATAACCGTACTGGCGCGGCGCACCAGGTCCGAAAGGAACACCTATGAACGACGATACTTTAGCGGCCTTGGCCGCGCCGGAACCGGAAGCCACGGCAGCCCCCGTTCCTGAGACGACCACGCCGGAAGGACAAACGACTGACAAGACCTTCTCCCAAGAAGAGCTTGACGCCATAGTCGGAAAGCGCCTTGCCCGAGAACAGCGTAAGTGGGAACGAGAGCAAGCCCAGCGATTGACTGACCTACAGGCTAAAGCGCCCGTAGCCCCGCCAGCCGCAGATGATTTTGAAAGCGCCTCAGCCTACGCAGACGCGTTGGCCGACCAGCGGGCTCAAGAGCTTCTGAACAAGCGGGAAGCAGCCAAAGCGCAAGCTGAGTTGCTTGACGCCTACCACGACCGGGAAGAGGAAGCCCGCAGCAAGTACGACGACTTTGAACAGGTCGCGTACAACCCCAAGCTCCCTGTGACCGACGCGATGGCGCAGACAATTCAAGCCTCCGAGATTGGCCCCGACGTCATTTACTGGCTCGGTTCCAACCCCAAGGAAGCCGCTCGCATATCCGCTCTCCCTGGCCTCCTGCAAGCGCGAGAGATCGGTAAGATTGAAGCCAAGCTGGCGACCAATCCTCCGGTCAAACGAACATCAACCGCTCCGGCTCCTATTGCTCCGGTCGCGGCTCGTGCGAGTGGATCGTCTGCATACGACACGACAGACCCCCGGTCTATCAAGACCATGTCAACGTCGGAGTGGATTGAAGCCGACCGGCTGCGACAGATCAAGAAGCTGGAGTCCCTCAGACGTTAAGTCACTGAAAGGACTACACAATGGCAAATTCAATCCTGACGATTGACATGATTACGAGGAAAGCCCTCGAAATCTTGGAGAACAACCTCGTCATCACCCGCACTGTGAACCGTCAGTACGACGACTCATTTGCGGTTGAGGGCGCCAAGATCGGCTCCACGCTGCGCATCCGCCTCCCCGACCGCGCTCTGGTCACGGACGGCGCTGCCCTTCAGGTTCAGGATGACAACGAGCAGTTCACCACGCTCTCCGTCTCCAGCCAGAAGCACATCGGCGTCAACTTCACGACCGCCGAACTCACCATGCAGCTCGACGACTTTGCTGAACGTGTTCTCAAGCCGCGTATCTCGCAGCTCGCCTCGTCCATTGACGCGGACGTCGCCAACTCGTTCAAGTCGATCTACAACTCGGTCGGCACGCCCGGCACCACCCCGGCAACTTCTTTGGTCCTCCTTCAGGGCCAGCAGAAGCTGAACGAGGCTGCCGCCGTCATGTCCCCGCGCTACGCGACGGTCAACCCCGCCGCCAACGCCGGGCTTGTCGAGGGCATGAAGGGCCTCTTCAACCCCACCGACGTCGTCAGCCGCCAGTTCAAGAACGGACTGATGGGCACTGGCGTGCTGGGCTACGAAGAGATCAACATGTCCCAGTCGATCAAGCAGTTCTCGACGGGCACGTTCTCGCGCACCGCCTCGACGACGGTCACCACGACCGTCTCGACGCAGGGCGCCACGACCATCGCTCTGACGCAGGGCTCCGCGACGACCACGCTCAAGGTCGGTGACGTGTTCACCATCGGCAGCGTGTTCGCCGTCAACCCGCAGACCCGCGAGTCCACTGGTTCGCTCCAGCAGTTCGTGGTCACGGAAGACACCGCTGGCGTTGCCGGCGCGTTCACAGTCAAGATCAGCCCGGCCATCTACACGGCCGCCAACGCTCTTGCCACCGTGGACAGCTTCCCGCAGTCCGGCGCGGTCGTCACGTTCCTCGGCGCTGCTTCGACGCAGTACCCGCAGAACTTGATCTACCACAAGGACGCGATCAGCTTCGCCACTGCCGACCTTCTGCTCCCGCAGGGCGTCGATATGGCCTCGCGTCAGGTCCACAACGGCATCTCGTTGCGTATCGTGCGTCAGTACGACATCAACAACGATAGAATGCCTTGCCGCATAGATGTATTGTACGGTTTTGGCGTGATCCGTCCGCAAATGGCCGTTCGTATGTGGGGCTAACTTGAAAACTTGCGTAGTGCAGCATTGACGTGTTACGCTACCCCGTCACTTAAAATGGGGTAGCGTAATGACCAAAATTTGCTGCATTAAAGAGTGCGACGCGCCAGTGATAGCTTTGGGGCTTTGCAACAAGCATTGGAGAAGGAACAAGAAGTACGGTTCGCCAGTGGCAGTATCCTCCCACAGCGGCTTATTTCGAGGCCTTTCTGCCGAAGAGCGGTTTGCACGATCCGTAGTTAAATCTGACGGGTGTTGGACTTGGAAGGCTAGCAAGGACAAAAACGGTTATGGTATTTTCAGAGGTGAGGTAGGCGGCGTTATGTTTACGAAGGCACACAGATACTCATATGCGCTGCATACTGGTGATCTGCTTCTGAACATGCAGGCGCTCCACACTTGCGATAACCCTAGCTGTGTAAATCCAGACCATTTGTTTTCTGGCACAAACGCCGATAATATGCGCGACAAAGTGCAAAAAGGTCGGACTCACATTGCTGCCGGAGAACGCAATGGTCACGCTATCCTTACAGAACGGCAAGTTCGGCGCATTCTTCGAGACCCTAGGCCTCACGCAGAAATCGCAACGCAATACAACGTGGCAACCTCTACGATTGGCAGCATAAAACAACGCTATTCGTGGAAGCATCTTTAGTTTGAAAGGATCAACACCATGGCTATTCCTTCTATCGGTGGCGGTCGTCAGTTTGGCGACGGCAACATCAGCGAAGCTGTTATCGGCACGCAGGCTGCTCCTCCCGCCACAAAGGCTGCTGCGGCAACCCTCACGGCGGCTGAACTGGCTGGCGGCATCATTACAACCACGCCTACCGGCGCGATTGATCTGACGCTGCCGACTGCGGCTCTCACCGACGCGCTGTTCAACAACGCCAAGGTCGATAGCTCGTTCGACTTCTATGTCATCAACCTCACCGCAGCTACCTATGCGGCGACGCTGGTAATCGGCACGGGTTGGACGATTGTCGGCGCGGCGGCTGTCTCGGCGGCAACGTCGGCGCACTTCCGTGCGCGCAAAACGGCGGACGGCGCCTACACCTGCTATCGCATCAGCTAATGTCTGGCGGGCGGCCTTCGGGCCGCCCAGCTATAACAGGAGGCACCCATGCCGAATACAAAACCTGTAGGCGTCGCCTACTCCGATCCCGAGCTTGTCTCGGGCACCACCATCACTGGCGCAACCATCTCTGGTGGCACGGTGTCCGGCACGACGGTCACGGCGACCGGCGACCTCTACGTGGCCTCGGCCACTGTGGCGGCCACCGGCAGCACGCAGGCTAACGCAGCGCAGTTGGCGGGCGGGTTTACGCTCGTCTCGGCGGCGGACGCCACCAAGGGCGTCAAACTCCCTGAAGCCGTGGCTGGCCGCGTGGTCATCATCAAGAACGGCGCGAACGCCGTCCTTAAGGTGTGGCCGTCAACCGGCGACGCTGTAAACGCTATCGCCGTCGACAGCAACTACGTTCTTGCCGCCAATACGTCGTCCATTTTGGTCGCGTATGACAGCACGACATGGTACTCCGTGCCGCTTCTAGCGTCATAATCTAGGCGGCCTACGGGCCGCCTTTTCCCTTCAGGACAAAGCATGATATACCTTCAGCACCCGGTTCACGGCACCAAGGTCGCAACCCTTGAGATGGAAGCGGAGGCGGACGAGGCCAACGGCTGGGTGCGGCACGCCCCCGGCGAACAGCCGCCCGAACCACCCAACACCATGCAGCGCCGCAAGCGGCCAGCGCGTACACAGGTGAGCGATGACGACAGCGGGCGAACAGATTAACGGAGCCCTGCGGCTTCTGGGTGTGTTGGCGGAAGGCGAAACGCCGTCCGCTGAAACGTCTCAGGACGCCCTGTCCGCGCTCAACCAGATGATCGAGTCGTGGTCGATTGAGCGCCTAGCGGTCTACGCCACCATCGACCAAGTGGTCGAGTGGCCGGTCGGAGAAACCTTCGCCACGCTCGGCCCCACCGGCACGCTGGCGGCTGTCGATCCGCTCGTCACGCTTGTGCGACCCGTGGCCGTGGATGACTCGACCTATTTCGTCGATTTCGCCACCGGCATCTCGTACGGCCTCAAGCTCATCAACCAGCAGCAGTACAACGGCATCGCCGTCAAGACCGTCTCCAGCACGTTCCCGCAGGTCATGTTCGTCAACATGACCTACCCGGACATTGAGCTGTACGTCTACCCGCGCCCGCTGAAGCCGCTGCACTTCCACATGATCTCGGTCAGCCAACTGACCCAGCCCGCCAATCTGGCGACCAATTTGACGTTCCCGCCCGGCTACCTGCGCGCGTTTCGCTATGGCCTCGCTTGCGAGATGGCGCCGGAGTTTGGCGTCGAGCCCTCGCCGCAGGTCCAGCGCATTGCAATGACGTCGAAGCGCAATCTGAAGCGCATTAACAACCCCGACGACATCATGGCGATCCCGTACAGCATTACGGGGACGCGTCAGAAATTTAATATTTTCGCTGGCAACTATTGAGGTCGGCCAAAATGATGCAGCTTTCGTTTAGCTTCCTGATACGCTGCGCTAGCTTCTTCTGGCGTGTTAAACAAACCAAGGCGTACAGCCTTGTAGTTAATTTTTATGCTCGCCTGCCACTTGCTGTTTTCGCGCCGGACGCCCGTAAATCCGCTTGTGTTTTTGGTAGATTTCCTCCGGTTATGCGAATTGGCAATGTTGGTGGCTTCTCGCAAGTTAGCCAGTCGGTTGTCTGCGCGGTCATTGTTGACGTGGTCAATCTGATCCGCAGGCCATACGCCATGTGTGTAAAGCCACGCAAGGCGATGCGCGCTGTGCAAAATATTGTCTATACGAATGCCGATATACCCGTGCTTCATCAAACACCCAGCCACGGCACCCTTACGGCATTTTCGCCGGGCCATAGCCCATTGAAAAATCCCCGTATTCGGGTCATAGCTGACAAGTTCTTTCAGGCGGTCCGCTGTAAGTTCGGCCATTTTAATCTCCAAAACACGTCACCCGTTTATATTAATAGTGCTGCGTGCGGAGGTCAAGCCTAATGAAGAGCCCGATATTAGGCTCTTTCAGCGCCGTCCGCAGTCCCAACGCTGCGGACAACCAGCTCATCAACCTGTTTCCGGAGATGATCCCGGAGGCGGGCAAGGAGCCCGCGTTCCTGCAACGCGCGCCCGGCCTGCGCTTTCTGGCCTACGTCGGCAACGGACCCGTGCGCGGGCTGTGGACGTTTGGCGACTACGGCTACGCCGTCTCGGGTAGCAAGCTCTACCAGATCGACAGCATGTGGGTCGTTACCGAGAAGGGCACGGTCGCGGGGTCCGGCCCCGTGTCGATGGTGGACAACGGCACGCAGCTCTTCATCGCTGCGGGCGCCACTGGCTACATCTACAACGCCGGCACCGACGTGTTCGCGCAGATCACGGACCCGGACTTCCCCGGCGCGTCCACGGTCGGCTTCATCGACGGCTATTTCGTCTTCACCGAGCCCAACAGCCAGAAGTTCTGGGTGACGGCGCTGCTCGACGGCACGTCCGTCGATCCGCTGGACTTCGCCAGCGCGGAAGGCTCGCCCGACAACCTCGTGTCACTGATCGTCGATCACCGCGAAGTCTGGCTGTTCGGCCAGACGTCCGTCGAGGTCTGGTACAACGCCGGACTGCCCGACTTCCCGCTGTCGCGCATCCAAGGCGCGTTTAACGAGATCGGCTGCGCGGCGCCCTACTCGGTCGCCAAACTGGACAACGGCGTGTTCTGGCTGGGGGCGGACGCGCGCGGTCGCGGTATCGTCTACCGCTCTAAGGGCTACAACGGCCAGCGCATCTCGACGCACGCGGTCGAGTGGCAAATCCAACAGTACACCGACATCTCGGACGCTACCGCCTACACCTACCAGCAGGACGGCCATTCCTTCTACGTCCTGAACTTCCCATCCGCAGACATCACTTGGGTCTACGACGTGGCGACGCTGTCGTGGCACCAGCGCGCTGGCTGGCTGAACAATCGGTATACCCGCCATCGGGGTGACTGCCAGATGGCCTACAACGCCGAGATTGTCGTGGGCGATTATCTCGCCGGGGCGATCTACGCCTACGACCCGGAGGTCTACACAGAGGCGAACACCGTCCAGAAGTGGCTGCGGTCATGGCGGGCGCTGCCCACCGGAGCCAACAACCTGTCGCGCACGACGCATCACTCCCTGCAACTCGACTGCCAGAGCGGCGTCGGGCTCGACGGCGTGCAGCAGGGCACCGACCCGCAGGTCATGCTGCGCTGGTCCGACGACGGCGGGCACACATGGTCGAACGAGCACTGGAAGTCGATGGGGCGCATCGGTGAGACGGGCACCCGCGTGATCTGGCGGCGGCTCGGCATGACGCTGAAGCTGCGCGACCGCGTCTACGAAATCTCGGGGACTGACCCGGTCAAGATCGCCATCATGGGTGCGGAGCTGATTATGGACCGTACCAATGCCTGAGAACATCACGCAAATCCCGGCGGCGCGCGTCACCATCGCGGAAGAGCCGACGCCGTACCCGTCGCGGCCGTGGTACAGGTACTTCTACAACCTCTTCGCCATCTTGGGCAGCGGATCGCTGCGCAACGGCGCGTTCCACAGCGAGCAGACGCAGACGGCGGCGGCCATCAACACCGGCTACGCCATGACGTTCAACAAGACGGACCTGACCCAAGGCGTCTACATCGGCACGCC